AGTTGAATGAAACATTCAACACTGAGCCGCAGGATGATGAAGTAGTTGACATCACTCCTGTGCCATATGTTGATGAGAAGTTAGTTGCAAAGAAGAAAGAATCAGAAAAGAAACCAAAGAAAGACGATAGAACTAAAGATTACGAATATGCCAGAGGTAACTTTTACTCTATTGTAGAAAAGGGTCAAGAGGCATTGAATGGCGCTCTTGAATTAGCACAAGAAACTGAGTCTGCGAGAGCATATGAAGTTGCAGGACAGTTGATTAAGAGTGTATCGGACGCTGCTGATAAGTTGATCGATCTTCAGAAAAAGATGAAAGATCTAGAAGCAGAGAATGTAACCAATAACACGACTAATGTTACTAACAATGCTGTGTTTTTGGGAACCACCGCAGAGTTGTCCAAGTTACTCAAACAACAGAAGAAGGACAACGAATAAATAAAGAATAGGAGATAGTATCTAAAGAGATGACTGTTAAGATTGAGGACATGTTTGGCAATGCTGCCTACGAGTTTGTTGACCTAATTAAGGCGGATCCACTCGTGTCCGAGTCATCCCCCTCTATGGATGTAAATAAGGATAAGTTTAGATCTGTACAGCGTTCTGAGAAGATTACTCAGAGAGCACAAGATACTAGTGATAAAGCAACTGCTGATGTTGCAAAAAGAAAAATGTCTGCACAGGCAAAAGTGCAACTACCTAATATTAAAAAGGAAGAGAGACTAGTAGATACGATTCTTGGTGAATTAGAAGAAGCAACTCCACGTCCAAAGGCAACTCAAAGAGGTAAAATCTCCAAAGCAGAAGCACAAAAACGTCAAGCAAGAGAAGATAGAAAGAGAGCAGCACAAGAGCGCCGTGATGATAGAGCAAAAGCAGGAATTGATGCTTTGATTGGTTCTGATGCGGAACGTAAGGCAGCGGCAGCAGCAAGAGCAAATCCAGAAGGACAGAGAAAGAAGGCATTAAAGAGAACTCTTGCTGACAGAATGGCAAAAGGTGCAAAAGAGCACGGTTTAGATGAGAACCGTTTCGCATCTCATGGTGGTAGAGATACTGATGCTGGATCTGCTTATGCCAAACCAAGTAAAGGTGGAGACAAGAAAGGTGTTTATACTTTAAAAGGTAAAGACGGTAAACCTCTATTTGATAAAAGAGAAAAAAGTAACGAATCTACTGAGATTGAAGAGAAACTCGGCACCCAGTATAAGGACAAAACTAAACTAGGACAGTCTTCTGAGAGAAAGTCATTAGGTAGAGGTTCATCAATCAAAGATGGATCTAAAAAGACTGGATATGAAAGTCCAAAAGAATTCCGTGATGCATCCATGTCATTGAGAAAGCATCGTGAAAGATTTGGTGACTTAGCAAAAGAAGAAGTCACTATTGACGAAAGAGTAAGACTAGAAGCAGACAATGGCAACCTACTAATGGTTGTTGCTGCTTGGAAAGGAAAGTCATATCAACTGACTATGTTCTTCCCACAACCCTCTATGCCAACTAGAGAAGAGGTTGAGTCAGAAATTCAAAAGGTATATCCTGGTTCAAGACTCATGTCTTACAGAATTACCAGAAGAGGTGAAGGACAACCAATCATGCAGGTTGTAAATTCACACTCCAAGAATTATCTTCTGAACAATGGAAACATTGGAGAAGAGGTAGAAATTACTGAAGATAAAAGAGAGGAAAAAGCAAGGAGGGCAGAATTAGCAAAAAAGCATGGGATCGACTTAACTAAACCTGGCGCAAGGGCAAAGTTAGGTCGTCTAATGAAAGCAGACACCATCTCAAAAAAGAGAAAGGATTCTGGTGATGTTAGAACTGACAAAGAAGTAAGAAAAGACAACGCTATCAATAGAAAGGAGATTGATAAGGAAAGACAGCATCTAAAGCAGTCTAAAACTAAAAAAGGAACTGAAGCAAGAAGAAGAGTCGATAAAAAAATGGACGACTTCAGAAGAGAACTCAGAAGTTCCGATAAACCTGCTGAAGCACCACCAACTCGTGAAAAGGTCAGAGTAAAAGTCGGTACGAAAGTGGATAAACCCGCTGATGCACCAAAGACTGGTAGAAACAAACCCACTGCTGAAAAGCGTGCTGATAGAAAGTCATATGAAGCACAGCAACGCAGAAATGCAAAGGAGCAGCAGAATGAGGATTGGCAGAAGGTAAATAAAGGTGATAAGACTGATGGCATGAGCAAAAAAGCAGTTGCCGCATACCGTCGTGAAAACCCTGGTTCCAAACTAAAGACTGCCGTAACTGGAAAAGTCAAGAAAGGAAGCAAGGATGCGAAACGCCGTAAGTCATTCTGCGCTCGCTCTAAGGGTCAGCAAGATATGCACAACATTGATTGCTCTAAGACCCCAGATAAACCCGTATGTAAAGCCCGTCGTCGCTGGAAGTGCTGATCTATGAAAAGTTTTCAAGAATTTTTATCGGAAAGTATCACTATTAATGGTGATTTTAATGGCACTCTCAACGTAGGAGCGTCACAATCTGAAGAATCACAACAGGTTGGTGAGAATTATGTTGCCGACATAACTTGGCAAAATAGCATATACAGAATTGAGATGGTAACAAAGACTGGAATACCATCAAAACAGGAATTAGCTGAAAAACTTCAGAGTGAATATCCTGGTGCAATGGTACATAACATTTATCCAGCAGAAGAGAAAAATTTCAATATTAAAAATGCAAGGAGATATCATCCTTCAAAACTAGAGTGGATTGACTAAACATGGCTCAGTGGAATAAGAACACACAAGACTTCTTGAATCAAGAGAGAAGTCTCTTTGAGGTTTATAACATTGCAGATCACTGGGGAAACCAGACAGACTGGAGACCTCAGTTTTCTGACAATAACAGACTAAAGGTTGCTCCCTTCCAAACAGTTTTCTTCAATACTTTCCAGTATGGTAAGGAGACTGATGTTTGGGATGAGAGTTTAGTTGGTGTTGCAACTGCTACTCATAATGCCAGTTCCAGTAATATAGTTATGGAGGTTGGCTCCACTGCTGGTAGTAAGGTTGTCAGGCAGACTAAACAGGTAATGAGATACATTCCTGGTAGACCAGCAACTCTCGCATTTGCAGTTCGTCTAGATACACCACAAGTCGGTATTCGCAGAAGATTTGGATTGTTTAATGAGACTGATGGTGCTTACTTTGAGGATGATGGGGGAACATATTCTTATGTAATTCGCAGCAGTACAACTGGTATCACTACAGAAACAAGAGTAACCAGAGAAAACTGGAATGGTGAAAAGTTTGATGGTAACGGATACACTGGTATAACTGCTGATGCTACAAAACAGCAGATGATTTCCATTAACTATGAATGGTATGGTGCAGGTGGTGTAAAATTTAGTTGGTTAATGAAAAATGAGACTATTGTTAGCCATGAATTTGAGAACTCAAATGTCAATGATTTAGTTTGGTGTAGAAGTCCATTCCTTCCAGTTCGTTTGGAGATTGAGAATGTGACTGGTGTTGCTGGAACTCATTATCTTTATCAGGGATCTAACTCTCTGATCCAAGAAGGTGAACCAGAAAAACTTGGTACTTTGTTGAGTGTCTCAAATCCCATTACTGGGACAACGATGTCTAGCGCAAACACTTTCTATCCAATTGTGAGTTTGCGTCTTAAAGCAGATGAACTTCAGGCAGTTATGTTACTGAGGTCTCTACAAGCAGTAACAAACGATAACACGAATGTCTATTGGAGACTTTTTCAGAATGCAACTTTGACTGGTGCGAATTGGGAAGACCATCCAGATCCAAACTCCTTTGTGCAATATGATACTACAGCAACAGCAGTCACTGGAGGACAAGCACTTCTCTCAGGATTTACAATTGCTGGTGGTGCCTCTTTGGTTGATGTTGATGATAAAGGAGCATTACAACTTGGAAGATCTGGTATTGGTACAATCAGTGATACTTACACTCTTGCTTGTGCATCTCCTAACACCAACAAAGATGCACTTGCGGTACTTAACTGGATTGAACAGAGGTAATTTTTTATGAGTAGTGATCATTATCTTGGCAATCCGCTTCTTAAAAAAGCGAATACTGCCATTGAATTTACAGAAGAACAAGTAACGGAAATAATGAAGTGTAGTGAGGATCCACTATACTTCGCTAAAAATTATATCAATATTGTTACCTTGGATTATGGTTTGCAGAAGTTTAAACCATACAATTTCCAGGAGAAGATGATCAAAAGGTTTCATGATCATCGATTTAATGTATGTAAACTACCTCGACAGTCTGGTAAGTCCACGATTGTTGTATCTTATCTTTTATATTATCTAATTTTCAATGATAATGTAAACGTAGCAATTCTTGCTAACAAAGCATCAACTGCTAGAGATCTACTTGATCGTTTACAAACTGCATACGAAAATCTACCCAAGTGGTTGCAACAGGGTGTCTTGACATGGAACAAGGCATCACTAGAACTTGAGAATGGTTCTAAGATCATTGCTGCATCAACGTCAGCATCTGCTGTTCGTGGTGGATCGTACAACATCATCTTCCTCGATGAGTTTGCGTTCATCCCGAATCATATTGCAGACATGTTTTTCAGTTCTGTATATCCAACGATTTCATCTGGTAAAAATACCAAAGTTATTATCGTGAGCACGCCTCATGGTATGAACCACTTTTATAAGATTTGGCATGACGCTGAAAAGAATGCCAATGAATATATCCCTACAGAAGTTCACTGGTCTGAAGTTCCAGGTAGAGATGAAGAGTGGAAAGAACAAACTATCAAGAACACTTCAGAACAACAGTTCCGAGTTGAGTTTGAATGTGAATTCCTTGGATCTGTTGACACTCTGATCAATCCGTCTGTTCTAAGAAATCTTGCATACGAAAATCCAAAAAACAGTCATGCTGGTCTGGATGTATATGAATATCCTCAGAAAGATCATAACTATGTGATGACTGTGGACGTTGCTAGAGGTGTAGAAAAAGATTATTCTGCATTCTTAGTTTTCGATGTAACACAGTTTCCACATAAGTTAGTTGCAAAGTATAGAGATAATCAGATCAAACCAATTCTATTCCCACAAAGAATACGAGAAGTTGCAAACTCATATAATAATGCATTTGTTTTATGTGAAGTAAATGATATTGGAGATCAAGTTGCATCTGGTTTACATTACGATCTTGAGTACCCCAATGTTCTAATGACTTCCATGAGAGGACGTGCAGGTCAAGTTCTCGGACAAGGATTCTCTGGAAGTAAAGTGCAACTTGGTGTCAAGATGTCAAAAGCAACTAAGAAGACTGGTTGCCTCAACTTAAAAACATTAATTGAAGATCAAAAGATTTCATTTGTTGATTATGAAATTATCAGAGAGTTGACAACGTTTATTCAAAAGGGTGCATCATTTGAAGCAGAAGAAGGATGTAATGATGACCTAGTAATGTGTCTCGTAATGTATGCTTGGTTGATTCTACAAGAATACTTCAAAGAAATTACAGATCAAGATATTAGAAAGAGATTCTACGATGAGCAAAAGAATCAAGTGGAACAGGATATGGCACCATTTGGATTCATTGTTGATGGTGTGAATGATGAGGCATCATTCGTTGATAATCAAGGTGACCGTTGGCACACTGATGAGTATGGTGACATGTCATACATGTGGGACTACAACTTGTAATGGATTTAGAAGATAGTTTCCAGGTAGAACATTTATATCTTGCAGAAAGAAAGTGTAGAAGTTGCGGCAAGACTAAAAACTTAATTGATGGATTCTATAGAATAAGAAAGAACAAATATCAACCATCAGCGTATTCTTATGAGTGTAAAGAATGCACTATTGATAGGATAAAGAAAACTAGAAAGAAACCAAAAAAGGTTTTAGATTGGGAATATCCAGACTGGTAGACTGTTCATGCACGGTTTTATCACTTGAAAGGGGTGCTTTTTATAAATATTTTTTAGAGAAATACCACTGAGACCAGGAGAAAAACGAATGGCTACTCCTCAATTATCTCCAGGCGTCCTCGTCAGAGAAGTTGACTTAACCGTAGGTAGACAGGATAACGTTCTACTAAATGTCGGAGCAATTGCTGCACCCTTTTCAAGAGGGCCTGTAGAGGAGGTTGTTGACATTTCCAACGAGCAAGAACTTCTTAATACCTTTGGACGCCCTAAAGCGGAGAATTTGCACTACGAGTACTGGATGAGTGCTGCAAGTTACCTATCTTATGGCGGCACTGCAAAGGTTGTTCGCGTAGATGGAACCAATCTAAAGAACGCTGCAGTAGGATTCGCAGTAACTACTCAAAGCGTTAAGATCAAGAATTACGACGATTACCTGTCAAACTATGACGGTGATAGCGTCAACTGGGCATTCGCTGCAAAGAATCCCGGAGAGCACGGAAACTCACTACAAGTTTGCGTCATCGATGATGGTGGAGACCAAATCCTAAGAATTGATGAGACCAAGTTTGCAAATGTTTCCGTTGCAACTACTTCATTAGTTGGATACGGAATTACCGCAACTCTAACCAATGTGCCCATTGTTGGTAACGGAACTACTAGCAATTTCAATGGATATCTAAAAGGTATTGTTACTGGAATTGTAACTACTTCAAATGCAGATAGTAGATCTGAACTAGAAGTCAAGATTGTATCTAGAGTAGATACCACTGGAACCGAAACCTTCGTCGATTATGCAGAAGGTGATTCAGCAGCATCTATCGATGCAGCAGATAAAGTTTATCTTTATGACGATACTGGAAGTCTAATCTCTCCTGAGAACGCTCTAACTGGTATTACTACCGTTGGATTCTCAACCATTCTTTCAGAAGCAAACCAAACCTACTCTGGTGTAACTGGAACTGCAACTGACGGAACTGGAGCAACCTTCAACGTCTTTAGAAATAACGTTGGTGGAATTTCAACCGTTACCATTGCAGGTGGTGGTCGCTACTACGCTGATGGTGAGACTATCACAATTTCCCACGTATCCATCGGTGGCACTGTAACGGGTGATGACCTAACCCTAACTGCTTCTTCAGTAGAAGAAACCATCACGGTAAATACCACTGCTGATTGGTACAATGAGCAGACCTTGGGTCTAACTGGAAGCACTGTTTACTGGAGATCACTGGCACCAAAACCAGGAACTACTACTTTCGCAAATGAAAGAAGTGGTCTTAACGATGAGATTCATGTTGCAGTTGTTGATGCTAAAGGTGATGTCTCTGGAATTCAGAATGAAATTCTAGAAACCCATCTTGGACTATCCAAGGCAACTGATGCACTTTCTGCAGTTAACGCACCTACTTCAATCTACTGGAAAGATTATATCGCAGACAATTCTGCATATATCTTCAGTGGTGCTAATCTATCTACTGGTGTAGATGGAATCAATGGAACTGAACCTCTAGCAATTCGCTTTGATACTACTCAGGCGAATGGATTTGTCCCAAGAACTACTGCACAAGGACTTTGGGATACCAATGCACAATCCTCCATCTACAGTTCTCTTGGTAGAGTAACTTATACCTTAGTTGGTGGTCAAGATTATCAGGCAAGTGGTGGAATGACCGCAGGTTTAGGTGATCTTAACACTGGATATGATCTTTTCAACAATATTGAAGAGCATAAGGTTGACTTCATAATCATGGGACCTGGACTTGGAACTCAACTAGAGTCTCAAGCAAAGGCAAATAAACTAATCTCTATCGCTAATGCGAGAAAAGATTGTGTCGCAGTTATTTCCCCACATAGAGGAAACGTCGTTGATGTAACTAACTCCGATACACAAGTTTCAAACATCACTAAGTTCTTCGCTCCACTTTCTTCATCATCTTACGCTGTATTTGACAGCGGTTATAAGTATACATTTGATAGATTCAATAACAAGTTTGTATACGTACCATGTAACGCAGACGTTGCTGGTTTGATGGCAAGAACTGAAGTAACTGCTTTCCCCTGGTTCTCCCCAGCAGGTGAGCAAAGAGGCATTCTAAACAATGCTGTCAAACTTGCACTAAGTCCTACTAAGGAACAGAGAGATACTCTCTATGAGGCAAGAGTTAACCCAATCGTTAATCAAAGTGGCGTAGGTGTTATGCTCTTCGGAGATAAGACCGCACTATCCTATGCATCTGCATTCGATAGAATCAACGTCCGTCGCCTGTTCCTAGTTGTTGAGCAAGCACTCCGTGGAACTGCAAACGCAACTCTCTTTGAGTTCAACGATGCAGTAACCAGAGCAAACTTCGTCAATGTCGTTGAACCTTACCTACGTGACGTTCAAGCGAAGCGTGGTCTATTTGACTTCAGAGTAATCTGTGATGAGACTAATAACACTCCAAGTGTAATTGATAACAATGAATTCCGTGCGGACATCTTCTTGAAGCCAGCGAGATCTATTAACTATGTAACCCTAACATTTGTTGCTACTAGAACTGGAGTTGATTTCCAGGAAGTAGTCGGCAGAGTTTGATCATAATCAATTAACACAAACGGAGGATTCCAACAATGGCAACAATTCCAACTAGAGGCATTTCTGCTTTTAAATCTAAACTGGTTGGTGGCGGCGCACGCCCCAACCTGTTCGAGGTCTCTGTAACTTTCCCTGCCGCTGTAGACATCGGTATCCAGGGAGACGGAACTGGGGAGTTTGATTCTTATAACTTCAGATTCCTCTGCAAGGCAGCAGCACTACCCCCTTCAAACGTTTCACCTATCGACATTCCTTTCAGAGGTAGAACTCTAAAGGTTGCTGGAGATAGAAGTTTCGAATCTTGG